ATGCTGTAACCCCACCTACTGAACCGCGAAGAACAGACTGAGCATCTGCAATCTTAGCAGCCGTTTCAGCGTCTGCATCTGCCAATGGGTCGGCTGACACACTAAGCATTGACAACGGCTTAATTTTTAACGAACCCGTCATAATGTCACCGAAAAGATATGCGTAGGTCTCCTCAATTACCGCGCGTTCATCCTGAGTAACTCTGTTGTAGAATGCAATCGCATCATCCAACTGTGATTGAAGTCCTAATGTACCCGCAATAGCCTCCAAGAACACCGTTGGAATTGCAAACACCTTGCGGATATTGTCTTGCGTTGACTTCTCATGGTACTCGAACAGCTTGTCATTGTTCTGATGGGTGAATGGTAAAAGTTCGGGTTTCTGTTCGGGTGTTTCAACGTCAATCAACATGATTCGATTGAAGTTGTCAGCCCCTTGAAATGATTTCAAACCTTCAACCAAGTCACCGTCTTCACCGTCCTTATCCTTGCCCTCAGATTGGCCGTAACGAACGAACATATGCGATGCCATGAACGACCCTGAGATGTTGCGATACTTGAAAAGTTTGATCTGACTATCGGTTTCAATGTCCTCAAGTTCACTATCGTAGTAAGCCAACGGATAGACCAGTTCACCGTCAGCACCGTGGTAATAGACCTGACCTTTGTAATTCTCAATTCCACCCGCTACCTCGATTTCCTGTTTAACTTTTTCTGGGTCAGGATTAAACAGGTCAATGAAGTCAATCTCTTTCTTTTCGATACGCTTCTTTACCTCGCGATTCCAGTCAGGATAGACCGCAATCTTCACGGGGTTCTTTTCTTCGTCAATGGCAATGCGGCAATGAGAAAAAGGTATGGCGTTGACCGTGGTCTTATTTCCGTTGATGTCGTAATTGAAGTGGACTGCGAAACCTCCAAGCCAAGCAAAATCTTTGGCGTTCTTTCTGAGCAACTTATCAGCCGTCATTTTTTCACCGTCAACTATGCGACTACCTAATGCAGCGTCAACGAACCCCGACCCGTTTATGAACTTGAAGAAAATATCAACGCAAGTTTTAGCAACTCCCGACCCGTTGACAATATCGACCACCCTTTGAGGATAGGCGTTGTCCATGTCGTAGTTTATGATACCGAGTGAACGGTCATCACGCCTACCAATACGCTTCTGTATTTTGGCTACGTCAATCCTCATTTAGCCCTTGCCTTGCGGCCTCTACTCCTCTTTGGTTGGTATTCATTCGCCTCAACCGTTGCTTTGTTCTCAATCACAACCACGGTTTCCGACCCCTTTGCAATCTGCGAATGGTACGCCTCCAACACTTCATCGGGGTTCTCGAAGTTACCAGCATTCTTAACGTTCGATGCTATCATTTTCATTGCTACCTCATCGGTAATGTTGGCGTTTGTGTAGTCGGAATTTCCGAACACGACCACCCTACCCTTTCTTAGCTTGAATTTACTTGGCATTACCAGTCTTTTAAGTTGATTATCAGTCTTAATGCTTAACTCCACGTAGGCATCAAAGATACAATTCTTACAAGTACCTTCGCCTACCCTTCTGCCAGTCAATTTGAAGTATAGTTCTATGAACTCCTTCACATTCTCATTCGACCTGTCTATCTCTTTTCCGCTTAGGAATATGAATGGTCTGTAACCGTCCAGCTTTTCCTTCAATTCTTTTACTTCCATCGGCCTAATTTATACAAAAAAGGCGGGACAATAATATCCCGCCTCCTTCACAAATCTTTTCACACGTTACACGATCAAACTGTCAACGATTGCCTTAGTTGTAGCGAAGTTCGTGTCCCAAAGTGTCTGAGGCAATGAACTTGGTCGAGAAACCTCATCGTTTCGGATGGTGATGTTGTAAGCCCCTTGCGTTTCCGCATCGGCCACAACCCTTGCCAGTTCCTGCAATCGAAGCCCCGTCTCATATCCATATATCTCAAAGGCCGCGTTACCGTCTTCGCCCTTGTGATTGTTTTGGATCAACGCTACCACCTTCGCCCCGTCCAGTTTATTCAACTGCAACTTTGCGGCAGGAGAGTTCAGGAACACCTTGAAGATAACCTCGTGGTCGTAACCGTTCACGTATCGGCCTTTTACCAACGCGGCTCTCGGCTCGTTAGAGTTGTTCAATCCCTCGAAGACATACCCTCGCACACCTGATGCCATAACGATATTGGTGAACAGAAGTGAGTTTGAAGGGTCAACGGTAACTGTTCCGTTGGTATTGATGTCATCAAAGTTGAACAGAATCAGCCTGTCGTTCGCCCCACCTGATGGCGGATTGTCGCAGTCGATAAGGATGTCTGCATTCAGATTATCACAAGTTGCCATTGTCTTTCGGTTTTAATATGACACCTGCACCATGTAATCTTGAAGCACCTTGGCATCAAGATTAGCACCGAAGTCAAAGTAGTTTGTTTTCAATCGTTTGTCGTAGAACACATCTACGGCAGATAGGTTACCTTCTTCTTCCGTTCCGAAAGCCAAATTCTCTTTGACAGTCATGAGGATTCGGTGTCTTCGGAAGTAGCCAGTTCCTGCCGCGTTCTGCGTGTAGCCAGTGATCATTCGATCCCAAAAGCTGAGTGCAATGATAGTCACACCCATACGCTTCAACACCATGATTCCGTCCTGCAAGTAGGTGAAAGCAACGTCAATGCCGTTTGAAGTTTCGGCTTCTAGTTCACGAATGTACTGATCCGCAACCGATTTGGTAACGATGATCACTTTGTCCTGCTTGTCTTGAAGACGGTAATCAGCCCCGAAGATTACTTTTTGAAGCGTCTTAGTCACAACTCGGTTAGTGGTGTCCGTGTCGTTGAATGCTTGTAAAGCAAATGTTGCCTCATCATTCTTAACGCTGATCGTGCCAGTACCCGATGTTCTACGGTTTGCATCTGCCGCAGCAATAGCGAACAGTTGCTTCCAAAGTCCATCAATCGCATTCCAACGCTTTGCAACGAAGGTCGCAACTGCAAAGTTTCCAGCGGGGCTTGCTGCGATAGAAGCCGCATCGGTATCTCCGAACCAAATGAATCGGTGCATCGCCTCGAAGATCTCATCTTGATAACGCTCAATGAAGAACGTTGCAAAATCAGTTGATGTAAGGTCTGCTTTTTCCATTCCGTTCTTGGTTGCGTAGATGAAGAAAGTCTCCAAAAGGTCTGTCCAACATTCGCTGAAACGGTCGTCAATGTAAACAGGATCCCAGAACTTTTCAGTATTGGTAATTCCTGCCGTATTCTCTACTGGAGCGCAAGTGCTTGTATCTGTCGCTTGCCCGACAAGTCCGTTCAAACGGCCAAGGAAAACGATCTGCTTCTTCGCTTTGATGCCTGTGTAAGCGGTTAGTACTTCGGTCAACGCGGGTTTCGCGAAGACTTCTTCCATGATGGCCTCGCTTATCGCGCGAACCTCCTCACCGTTAAAGGCAAGGTCACTAGGGTTGATTATGTTTGCCATGATTGTTTTTTACTTAGTTGTTTTTTTTGCTTTACGCGCTTCTTTGATCGCGTTGTATTTCTCTTTTTCTGTGTCGGTAGATGCTGCAACAGCGTCTTTTCTAAACGCAGTCTGAACACCCTTCGGCTTGTAGGTTGATTGCAACTTGGCCATTGCGGTAACGTCTTTTGTCAGTTCTGCAAGAGCGGTCTTAGCGTCCTCATTCTCTTGCTTCAATGCTGCCATTTCGGTTTTCAATGCCTCAACGTCAACAGCTTCTTCGACTGGCGCAAGGACATCGGTAATCAAACCACCAACAACGACAATCTGTCCTTGTGGAAATTGATAAGTTCCATCCTCAACAGCCGAACCATCGGCAAGCATGATGGTGTCACCTACCATCGGAACTTCAATGTTCGCGTCTCCGTTCGGGTCGGTAACAACCACATCGACCCCTTCCATAGTGGTTAGGTCAAGGGCGATTTTTTCTACCTTCAATGAAATGCTTTTGCCTTTTTTTGTTGGCGCAACGGATTGACCCGCTACGATTGAGGCCACTTGCAATCTAAGTGCTTTGATCTCTTCTGTAAGTTTTGACATATCGTCTTTTTTCGTTGGTGTTAAAAGTGCAACTGCCCTCATGGGAGTTGTGATTATCTCTGAAACAAACCCAAACTCTTTGCATTGTTCAGGTGTCAATCCCGTTTCCTTTTCCATCAAGGATTCAAGAGCCGACTTATCCATTCCCGTCGCCTTGGCGTAAACAGAAACCATTTCCGTTTGTGTCTTGCCTATCTCGGTTGACATCAAGGCCAGTTCATCTTTGTTCAATGATATGCCTCGTTCAATCGAGTACATCGGTTGATGGATGATGTATGACGTTCCCGTGACAATTTGCCTACGCTCCAATGGAACTGCAAGGTGAATCTCTGTGGCAATAGATGCACATTGAATCTCAGCTATCGTATGTACGTTTGGAAGTGCTGCAATGTACTTGGCAATCCTTCGACCTTCGTCAACTGAACCGCCTGGGGATGTGATATGACAATGGATGGTCTCGCAACCTTCATTTCTCTTGACCTGAGAAATCACATCTTGAAGTTCAACGCCTTTAACGTCAATCGTTCCATCCTCGTTATGAGATGAACCAATTTGCCCTTCGATATAGATGTGTCCGATCATTGGATGCAAATTTGGAATTACTAAATGCTATATTTACCGAAACGAAACCTTCGGCATGACAATACACGTTATCGGATTAGGAGCAACCGCCAATGATTTTAAACCTGATGGCAACTTGACCATAGGTGTTAACGATGTGAAAGGTTGCGATCATCAAGTGTGCGTTGACCGCCCTGCTGTCTTTTCTTCCGAACGCCTTGAAACCATACGAGAATTAGAAGTGAAGTGCTTCTTTTCACAGTTGGACGATTGGAATTTTCTTGATGAACTTCATAAGATTCAACTTAAAAATATCAACGCCCACAATGGTAGATGGAACGAGTTTATACCGTCCTCCAATAATTCACCATTCGTTGCTTGTGGCATTGCCTATCATTTCTACCACGCGAAGGAAATAAGGCTTTGGGGCGTTGACCTGAACAACCACCCGAACATCAAAGACGAAATGCGGGATCAAGCCGTAAGGGATTACGGACTGCTCAACCGAAAGTTAGGCGGCATCATAAAGCCCCACTCTGAAAGTTATCTATTCGGAAAAATCTGATTCAACTCAACTACGGTCGTAGGTATCTTTCGACCTGTTGAAGTTTCCGAAAGGCCAAATATCTTCGGGTGCGTTGTTGGTGTTTCAATCTCATTGTCGGTCAACTCCTCGTGCAGCTTTTCCCCATCCTTCAATCCTGTATAACTTATCCGCGCCTTTGCGCCTGAAAGTTCAATCATGCGTTCTGCCAGTTGCCTTATCGAAATCGGTTCACCCATATCAAGAAGGTACTTTCCCTGTTTGAATAATGAAGCCTCGATTACCAATGAAGCGGCTTCGGGTATGGTCATAAAGTAGCGGGTAGCATCCTTATGGGTCACAGTTAAAGGTAGGCCACTATTCAACTGCCGTTCCCAAATCGTAAGCACCGAACCACTTGAACCGATCACATTCCCGAAGCGTACAACCGTACCGCCCCAAGCGGTTACGATGTCTTCGGCCACGCGCTTAGTCATTCCCATAATACACTTCGGATTAGCCGCCTTGTCGGTTGATATCAGCACGAACCTTTCGCCCCTGAAATTCTCAACCAATCGTTGAGTTCCTACGATGTTCGTCCTTATCGCCTGTTCGGGAAACTCCTCCATCATTCCAACGTGCTTGTATGCTGCCGCGTGGAATATGTAGTCGAACCCGTCCACTACTTTGAAATCTCGTACAATGTCACCAAGGATAATGCTTACGCCTAATTCCTGCCGTAGTTCAAACAGACCCGTTTCAGATTGGTCAAAGGCTGTGATAGAGCAGTTCAGGCGTTTCAGCTTTCGGCATAGTTCAGAACCGATAGACCCTGCTGCTCCCGTTACAAGTATCCGTTTCCCGTTCAGGTCTGCCGCACCAAAGCTGACCTCTGACCTACCGAGTAGATCAGTTATATTTACATCGTTTAAACGAGCGTAT